TGTATATTACATCGGATAATACCTTGCCAATAACAAAGTGGTCCTTGGCATCAGTAACAACTGGCGCATCTGATAATACCTTGCCAATAACGAAGTGATCCTTATCTGCAGTGGGCGAGATCGACGCACCATTCAGCGTTTTACCTTTAGAGATAATAATCGTATCTGATATTGGATCTAGTGTATCAGATACTGGTTTATCAATTGAGTAATTCTTGACATCAGTGACAACTGGTGTGTCAGATAATGCCTTATCAATTACGAAATAGTCCTTAGCATCAGTTGCAACTGATGCATCCGATAATGATTTACCCTTATAGATGGTAGTTGCATCAGTAACAACTGGTGTATCAGATAATGCCTTATCAATACCAAGAAAAGATGCATCAGTAACTGGATCCATGGTATCTTCAAATGTTTTACTTGTATTGATTGCCGAAGTATCATCGGCAGTCACTAAATCTGATAGTGGCTTATCAATTGAGTAATTCTTGACATCGGTAACAACTGGTATGTCAGATAATACCTTATCAATTACAAAGTAGTCTTTGTCTGCAGTGATAGGATCTAGCATATCTGATACTGATTTGCCGATGTCAAGGAAAGATACATCAGATACTGGGTCTAACGTATCTGATGTTGATCTGAATCTATCTCTCCCCAGTAATATATTCTCAGTAATTGATACAAAGGTATCTGATAATAATTTAGTAGTGCCAATCATAGTTTCATCAGTCAAGCAAGATGCATCTATTTCAGATCCAAATAACCAAAGACTTGAATTTATATGCAGTACACTCCCTGGATCAATTTGAACATCACTATTTGGGTCTATGGTATATTGATCTGTGAATGTATCAAATACTGAAGATCCCAAAATAGAAAATATACCTGGAATAGGTTCACATATGTTTTCTTCTATATTTTTCGTAAAGTCTAAAACTGGTTTCGGAGCAGTAACTGAAACTGATTCATCATCCACTGTCGTCCCATCAAACAAATGATGAGTTGAGTTTAATAATTTGACGTTAAAATCTAAAACTGGTTTTGGCGCAGTAACTGAGAACGATTCATTATCTACTGTTGCTCCATCAGACAAATGGTGAGTTGAGTTTAATAATTTGTCTAAGTTTTTAAATGGCTTCGGAGCAGTAACAACTGGTGTATCTGATAATACCTTATCAAGATGTAAATACTGATTATCTGGAACTTGGAAAAAATCTTTCAATCTTAACAAATTTACTCTTAACATTGATTCTAAATCAACAGATAAGTCAATATCATTGGTGATAGTATACTCACCAAACAGTGCAACACCTGACGGATGTATAAGCGTTTTTACTGCTGCCTTGTATGTATCCAGTCTTTCGTCTAATTGTATTACGTATGAAAAAGTTTGATAGAATTTGCTATCTTGAATATACATAGCATCATCAAGGAATCCATTGTTTGCAGTATAGTATCCTGGATACTTCGAAACAGAACCAAGATTAAATTCTATAATTGCAAGCAATCCTATATCAATATTTTCTTTTGTATTTGAAGAAGAAGTTTCTCGCAGTAACTTACCAACATAATTATGGGTAAAGAAATCACCTGCTGGATCCACATCAATATTATAGTCATACTTGTTCATTACAAATGATTCTAATGTACCATTTGTAGAATCATTAAAACTGATATGTTTATGGTTAGGACTGGGTACTGTAACTACAAAATCAGATATGCTGAGATTTCTTTGCATATCTGTCTTAGAGACTAGATTATATACAAATCCTTCTTCATATAATCTATCCATGCTGAAATGGATAATTTCAGCATTTAAAATTCCACCGGCATTATCTGTTTTTACTATCTTTAATAGTGATCTGGTAGTTCCAATCTCATATATTTCACCAATCTTAAAATTTTTACCACCCTGCGTGATTTTAAGTTTAGTTATTGTTGGTACGATATGTGAAATAAAAGTTCCATCATACACTACTCGATCGTCAATGGATATAATACCAAACCATTTTCTGTCTATGAAAAATTCGTAGACTGGGAATCCATCGATAGTTATACCTAAATCTACCTGTTTATGTATCGGAGTAAAGATGGAACCAGTGGAAGTAATGATTTCCACTACATTTTCTAAAACTGCCTCTGCAGTTCCCAATACAATTTTTACGAATATAGATACTCTTTGTTCCCATCTTCCATCACTGGCACGGAGCATTTGCTGCCCAGGGTATGATATTGTTATTTCTTTATCAAAGAGTAACCGGAACAATAGTCTGTATGATGCCTCAGATCCTTTGGCAAGGTTTAAATCCTTGATATTGGGCAGCACAAACCTTTCATTGGCAAGGATAAATGGTATATTGGATGCATACTCGCTCTTGAAGTGCTTGATATACTCATCCAGAGTGGTATCAATGTCTCTGACTGTCTTCAGGTCAGTGCTATAATCCTGCTGGAGGAATTCATAGTATGCCTGGACGAATGCAACAAATGCCTCATGGTCTTCCCGGACGAATCCAGGGAATTGACTTGAGACAATTGATGCTATATTTACTTTATCGGTCATGAGCGACTTGAGGTGAATATGTAGTTCTGACCGGCACGTAGATTACCATTTGAGGTTGTATCTGGGATGGCAGTTATTGTCATGCGTTCCGGTACAATACGGGCAATCTGATGGAATGCAGACACCACGTCATTTGATTGAGGTTTGATGATTATTTCAAATGTTGTCTCTGCCAGTGCAGTAATATTCAAGTTCTGTATCTTGATATATCCAGTTGCGTAGTCCACTGTACCAATGGTTGGGTTTACAATGATATGGTTTGCAGTGGACCCTGCCTGCAACCCTGTCTCAGAATTGTTATGACGGAATAGTTGAATATTACCAACTCCATCGTCTTGCAGGTAATGTATTTCTGTACTGCCTGGAACATAGAACCCATGCGAACTCACAGCATTTTCTGCCACGTGTTCAGTGTAGATTGGGTTGATGATGTTTACAATATACTCTGCGTAGATATTGAACTTTGGTACCAACGAAACATGCAATAGTATAGTGGAAATATTGTTCACAATGGCAGGTTCAGTATTATCAATCAATCGACTGAGTTTGGAGAACCGAAATACACCATCAAACTTCTGCAGGTCATTATCATTATAGTTGAGAATGGTGCTTGATACTAGACTACTAATCTCAGATGGTGACCGAGTGGTCTCACGGTCATTGAAGTACACTGTGGTGGTCAGGGCAATGTTGATATACTCTGGATCAATAATCTCCGGAGTAATTGATACTACATTGCGGGATCCAAGTATGTCATCTATGATTTCTTTTTTCTGTACTGATGATAATGTGTCCGCATCTTTTGGTTTCACACAGATGAATGTCTTACCATATACAGGTGGTACATTGTCCTCACCACCCCAGACAGCAACTGACTGAGCAGCAGGGAAGTTATTATAGATCAATGATTGATAGTCATCTGCAGTTACTGCTCTATTCTGGGCAGTGTATGCCTTGGGTGCATTGAACTTGATACTGGCAACACTTTCGATATCGGCACCCTTGTATGCTGCATTCTTCAAAAACACACTGGCAACGGCAGTCGTGGCAAGCAATCCAGTATAAGTGAATACCTTTGCTCCATTTACCTTGGGTCCGTTGGTCACGAAATACTCCAGATGAACCACACTACCATTGGGCAATTCCAAACCAAGCAATCCATCACCGAACTTCAGTTCATAGAGTTGGTTTTCAATTTCCTTGACGAAGTATACACGATCTGATCCAGTGACATTTAGAATAGAATCGGCACGGGTATATGTGTGGAACACGGTTGATTGTGATGACTCTTGAACCCTGACAGTCAGTGTGGACATGTCAACATTGCTATTTGGCACCATATAACGGGCACCGGCAGCGGCAGTATATTTGAATGTTACCGGAGTGCCTTCCTTGATAACCAAATCAGAGAATACATATCCAGGATTTGGAGTAATTGTTACTTCATCTCTAGTGTAAAAGGTATATGTGATATTATCAACTGTTGTGATGAAACTGGAAAACTTTGGCAAGGTCAGTGTGGGTGGGTTTTCAGAAACACTGGTGAAAGTAACATCAATTGCTGCCTCAGCGCAGGTCGATGAGTACGGTGTATATCCCAGTTCCTTGGCACGGGATACAACACTGTTGCGCTTACCCGCTGAATCCAGGAACATCTCATTTACCGTGAAGTTCTGGTACAGTGCGTTATAGTGAGTGTTGTACGCAAGAACATCCAAGAGTACAGATAATCCTGAACCCTCAAAGTCGTAGTCCGTAAACTCCGGTTGATCCCTTAGATATGTCTTTAGATTTAATTTGATTTGATCAAAGTCTAACTCACTGACTTGAATGCGTTTGCTATCATTTGCCATAATTAGTGTGTTCTTTCTAAGGTAATATTGACGGTTTGTGGAGTACTGGTATTAATGATCATAAAGTTCACTGTGACATACACAGAGTTGTTATCCGGACTTGCGTTGGCGACCACTGATAACAGGACTGCCCTTGGTTCAAAATTCTTGATAATCTGACCAATTGTATTCTGGATCAACTGGGTGGTAATTGGAGACATTGGTTCAAATAGCAAATTCCTCAACTGGCACCCTAT